AGTATATTTTGCAAAGAACTACATTAAAATTGTTTCTCTGGATCACGGTCTGGTTCCTTTTGAGATGTACCCATTTCAAGAGAAACTTGTAAGGAACTTCCACGAAAACAGATTTAATATCTGTAAGATGCCTCGTCAGACAGGTAAATCTACAACTTGTGTTTCATATTTGTTACATTATGCCGTATTCAACGATAATGTGAATATTGCTATTTTGGCAAACAAGGCATCCACAGCAAGAGATCTACTTGGAAGATTACAACTTGCATACGAAAACTTACCGAAATGGATGCAGCAGGGTATTCTATCCTGGAATAAAGGTTCTTTAGAATTGGAAAATGGTTCCAAAATTATCGCCGCATCTACGTCTGCATCTGCTGTCCGTGGCGGATCGTATAATGTCATCTTTTTGGACGAATTCGCGTTCATCCCAAATCACATTGCTGATGACTTCTTTGCTTCTGTTTATCCTACTATTTCGTCAGGTAAAAGCACAAAGGTAATCATCGTATCCACGCCACGTGGTATGAACCACTTCTACCGAATGTGGCACGATGCAGAAAGAACGAAGAATGAATATGTACCAACAGACGTTCATTGGTCCGAAGTTCCTGGTAGAGATGCAAAGTGGAAAGAACAGACGATTGCGAATACTAGCGAACAACAATTCAAGGTTGAATTTGAATGCGAATTCTTAGGATCAGTTGATACCTTAATTAACCCAACAAAGCTCCGAACTCTTGTCTATACTGATCCGATAAAAAGAAATAAGGGTCTGGACATTTATGAAAATCCAAAGGAAGATCACAATTATCTAATTACCGTTGATGTTGCCCGTGGAGTTGGCAATGATTATTCGGCATTTATTGTATTTGATATTACAGACTTTCCATATAGACAGGTAGTCAAATATAGAAATAATGAAATTAAACCAATGCTTTTTCCAAGCATCATTCACGAAGTAGCAAAAGCATATAATGAGGCTTGGTTACTGATTGAAGTAAATGATATTGGAGATCAGGTGGCAAGTATTCTTCATTTTGACCTTGAATATGATAATGTTCTGATGTGTGCAATGAGAGGTCGTGCAGGGCAAATTGTAGGTTCGGGATTTAGTGGCAAGAAGTCTCAACTTGGAGTTCGTATGACTGCCGCAGTCAAAAAGTTGGGATGTTCCAATTTAAGAACGATTATTGAGGATGATAAATTATTGATTAATGATTATGAAATTATCAGTGAATTAACTACTTTCATTCATAAGCATAATTCATTTGAAGCAGAAGAAGGTTGTAATGATGACTTGGCAATGTGCCTTGTAATTTTTTCTTGGTTGATTGCACAAGACTATTTTAAAGAGATGACGAACAATGATGTTCGTAAAAGAATTTATGAGGAGCAGAAAAATCAAATTGAACAGGATATGTCACCATTTGGTTTTATTGTGGATGGACTTGATGAAATGGAGGCATTTATTGAACCAGAAACTGGTGATAGATGGATGTTTGCAACAGAAGAAAATAAATTACAAACGTCAGAAATTTGGCACGTTGATGAATATGGAGACCGTTCTCATACTTGGGATTACCGATAAACCCGTGAAGGGGAGGAATTTATAAATACTTTAAGATAATTCTGGATAATACGGAGAATAAAAGATGCCGCTAAATTTAGCATCTCCTGGGATTATAGTTAAGGAAGTTGATTTAACCACTGGAAGAGTCAATCCAGTTTCCGATAAAATTGGCGCTATTGTTGCACCCTTCACAAAAGGACCAACAGGAACTCCCACCATAGTAGAAACTGAAAATGATTTAAGAAACATTTTTGGTGATCCATATCCAACGGATAAGCACTACGAACATTGGCTAGTTGCATCGTCTTATCTGGCATATGGCGGTTCATTAAGAGTAGTTAGATCCGATGATGAAGATCTAAGAAACTCCTTTGTAGGGACAGCAAGTAGCATCAAGATTAAAAGTCTTGAGCATTATAATCAACTCGGATATTCTGAGAACACGATCACAGGAGTTACCGTTGCTGCTCAAAACCCAGGATCTTGGGCAGACGGTATTCAAGTAGCAATTATTGATGGTTTTGCAGACCAAATTTTAACACTTCCAACTGCTGGCGCAGCTGTAGTTGGTTATGGAGTTACTCAGACCTTCAATAAGGTCCTCTCTGGCGTAGGAACAACCACAACTGGTACTGGATACCTTAAAGGTATTGTCACTGGTGTAGGGGCAGCAGCAGGTCTCTCAACTAATCAAGTTGCAGTTAAAGTACTTTCTATTGTAGATGGTTTTGGTGGAGAAACCGCAGTTGATTACCAACAAAATGGTAACTATCTGTTCTCGACAGGATCTAGTGCAATAAGTCTTGTCAATTCCCTCAATTCAGTAGTTACAACAGCAACAGTAAGTGCAAGTGCCGATTGGTTTGATGCACAGAGAATTAATGTAACAACTAAATTTGCTGGATCAACTGGTGTTACAACCATTGCCACCATCAACTGGAATAATATCGCCCAAAAACCATCTACTTCAGGATATAGTGCTTCAAGAGGTGGTAGATTTGATGAAGTTCACGTTGTCGTAATTGACTCCAATGGAGCCATCACTGGCAATGCCGGAACAATTCTTGAAAAGCACCTTGCTCTTTCAAAAGCATCTGATGCTCAGTATTCAGTAGGAAGTCCATCAAACTGGAGAATGTATCTTGCAGAACAATCCAATTATATTTTTGGAGGTTCTCAACCAACTGGAATTACAACTTGTGGTTTCCAAACAGCATTTGTTTCGACAACTGACAATGATTGGGATCAGGCAGCAAGTGGAATTATCTTCGGTAGTGTAGGAAATAGTGTTCTAACTCTTAATGGTGGTAAAAATTATAATGGATTGACTGATATTACATCTACTGGAGCACTAACTGCAACAATTGGTAATATCTCTACTGGATATGAACTGTTTGAAAAGACTGATACTTATAAAGTAGATTTCCTCCTTATGGGATCTGCAAATTATGATATTTACAGTGCTAGAGCACTAGCTGAGAAACTAATTGAAGTTGCAGAATTGAGAAAAGATGCAATTGCATTTATTTCTCCATATAGAGGAGCATTCCTAGCAGACAGTTCAGTAGGAAGTGTAACAGTTAATAGTGATACTGAAGTCACAGATAATATTATTAGCTACTATTCCCCAATCACCTCCAGCACTTATGCGGTATTTGATGGAAGTTATAAGTACATGTATGACAGATTCTCTAATACATTTAGATATGTTCCTTTGAATGGAGACATTGCTGGATTGTGTGCCAGAACTGATATCAATAATTTCCCATGGTATTCACCAGCGGGAACTTCAAGGGGTGCAATCTTGAATGCCGTTAAACTGGCATACAACCCAACAAAATCACAAAGAGACCGCCTCTATACTAACAGAATTAATCCAATTACTCTCTCAGCAGGAGCAGGAATCATTCTGTTCGGTGATAAAACTGGTTATGCCAAAGCATCAGCATTTGACCGCATTAACGTTCGTAGACTCTTTATCTACCTCGAAAATGCTATCTCTGCTGCCGCTAAGGATCAACTCTTTGAATTCAACGACGAAATTACAAGAACAAACTTCGTAAATATTGTTGAACCTTTCCTTCGTGATGTTAAGGCAAAGAGAGGTGTCTATGATTATGTCGTTGTTTGTGACGAAACAAACAATACAGGTGCTGTTATTGATGCAAACGAGTTCGTTGCTGACATCTATATTAAACCTGCAAGATCGATTAACTTTATCGGTCTGACATTTGTTGCCACCAGAACTGGTGTTGCTTTCGAAGAAGTTATTGGTAAATTCTAATTTAGAGGTCTAAAACAATGGCAACCAGAAGTCAACTTAATCCACCCCCATTAAGAAGAATTAGTGACTTTAAGAGCAAGTTAGCTGGCGGCGGCGCTAGACCTAATCTCTTCGAAGTCGTAATGTCTTTCCCATCTGCATCACCAACTGACAGCAATGTCTTGGATAAAATCAGATTTTTAGTTAAATCTGCCGCTCTTCCAGCATCCAATATTGCTCCTATTGAAGTTCCTTTTAGAGGAAGAACTCTTAAAATTGCTGGTGACCGCTCGTTCGATACTTGGACAGTTACCGTTATTAACGATACTGATTTTGCTATTCGTTCCGCTTTTGAAAAGTGGATGAATACAATGAACAGACTTTCGGATAATACTGGTGTATCTAATCCACAACTTTATCAATCAGATGCATATGTTTATCAGTTAGATCGTGATGGTTCTACTCTGAGAGCATATCATTTCTATGATATTTTCCCAACAAATCTCAGTGCAATCGATCTTGCATATGAAACTGGTGGAGATATTGAGCAATTCACCGTAGAACTTCAGGTTCAGTGGTGGGAAGCTATCAAGGGTAATGGTCCTGGCGCAGGCGGTGAAGACATCAACTAAATAGAAGATAAGTTAAAAATATTATAAGATGGCAAAACTTTTTGGTTTTTCAATTGATGATGTTAAGGATACTACCCAAAAATCCAAATCCATTCTATCCCCCGTCCCACCTAACAGTGACGACGGGGTTGATAATTATATTTCTAGTGGATTTTATGGACAATATGTTGATATTGAGGGAGTTTATAGAACAGAATATGATTTAATCAAAAGATATCGTGAGATGGTACTTCACCCAGAGTGTGATCGTGCCGTTGAAGATGTTGTAAATGAAGCAATTGTTAGTGATCTTTATGATTCCCCAGTTGAAATTGAATTATCAAATTTGAATGCCAGCGATAAATTAAAAGAAGCAATTAGATCAGAGTTTAAATATCTCAAAGAAATAATGGACTTTGATAGAAAGTCCCACGAAATTTTTAGGAATTGGTACGTTGATGGTAGGCTTTATTATTTGAAGGTTATCGATGTTAAGAATCCTCAGGAAGGAATTCAGGAACTGAGATACATCGACCCAATGAAGATGCGTTTCATTCGTCAAGAAAAGAAACCATCAGATAAAGATTTGTTCAAGGCAAACTACAATACAGAAACTCAAAAGGTTTTTTACCCACAAATTGAAGAATACTTTGCATATACACCAGATCCAAACTTCCCAACATCATCAATTGGTGGTGCTGGTGGGCAAAAATCAGTTAAAATTGCAAAAGATTCTGTTACTTACGTCACTTCAGGTCTTGTAGATAGAAACAAGGGAACAATTCTTTCATACCTTCATAAGGCAATTAAGGCTCTCAATCAACTTAGAATGATTGAGGATAGTCTTGTGATTTACAGATTGTCACGTGCTCCAGAGCGTAGAATTTTTTATATTGATGTAGGTAATCTCCCCAAGGTAAAAGCAGAACAGTACCTCAAAGAGGTTATGTCTCGCTATAGAAATAAACTTGTGTATGATGCGAACACTGGTGAAGTTCGTGATGATCGCAAATTTATGTCAATGTTGGAAGATTTTTGGCTTCCAAGAAGAGAGGGTGGTCGTGGTACGGAAATCACAACTCTTCCTGGAGGACAAAACTTAGGAGAATTGGCAGATATTGAATACTTCCAGAAAAAACTTTATCGTGCTCTTGGAGTTCCAGAATCAAGAATTGGTGGTGATGGTGGATTTAATCTTGGAAGATCTTCAGAAATTCTAAGAGATGAATTAAATTTCTCCAAATTTGTTGGGCGTTTAAGAAAGCGTTTTGCAAATATGTTCAATGATATGCTCAGAACTCAATTAATTCTGAAGAATATCATTACTCCCGATGATTGGAAGATGATGGAGGATCATATTCAATATGATTTCCTTTATGACAATCAGTTTGCAGAACTCAAAGAAGCAGAATTAATGTCTGAGCGTCTTGGACTTCTTGCATCAATTGAACCTTACATTGGCAAATACTATTCAAATCTTTATGTTCGTAAGAGAATTCTTCGCCAAACAGATTCTGATATTATTGAAATTGATGAGCAAATTCAAGAAGAAATTGAGGCTGGAATAATCCCAGACCCAACTCAAATTGATCCAATTACTGGAGCACCATTACCACCTCAGGGTGCTGGTGGAGAAAATATGGGAATGGATAGTCAATCGATGGGAGCTACTCCAGAAGATCTTTCGACTGATCAATTTGCGGCGGTGACAGATGCTCAGGCGCAAAAAGATGCCAAAAAGGCAGAGATATAAATAGATCATAGACATATATCAAGTTTTTATGGAAGATCTTATCGATTTGATTGCGACTAACGCATCTGCTTCTGATATTAATGACCAAATTAAGAATATTCTTTATACTAAAGCTGCTGAAAGAGTTGAATATGCTCGCCCACAAGTAGCTGCTTCAATGTTTGGTAGTTCAGAAAACGAGGATCAAGAATAATGGCAGCACATAAACCAGTTGGTCTGGGTATTGCAGTTACAATCACAGCATCGACAGCAATAGTATCTGCTCCGTTTTCCGTTCAGTCGGATACTTTAAGAGTAGTTGCTGTTGGTGGTGCAACATTTGTTGCGATTGGAACTGAAACTGCAGCTTCGGCAACAGACTATTATATTCCTACTGGAGGAACTGCAACTCTTGCATTGAGTCCAGCATCTAATAGAGTCGTTGGAATTGCAACAGGAACAACAACTACAATCACTTTTGCAGAAGGAACAGGTTCTCCATTCGCAGTTGGAGATTATGTAACTTTAACTTCTGCAGGACAATCATATTATAATTTCACCTATCAGGCTGTTACGGCAATCAATAGGTCAAGTGCATATGATGGTTTCTATTCCACAAGAATTACTGTTGCTGCAAATACCTCCGGAATTGTCACAGCATTTACTGCTGCTGATGGAGATTTGAGAAAGTCCGTAAAAATATCCACATTTGGATCTGGATCTGGAACACTACAAGCTCAACAAGTTCAAATTTCTGGAGACGCATAAAAATGAAACTCATCACAGAAGAGGTATCACAAGTTAAGTTCATCACCGAAGGAAAAGGTGCCGACAAGAAAATGTATATTGAAGGAGTTTTCCTTCAAGGTGATATCTGCAATCGTAACGGCAGAATGTATCCAATGCAAACTCTTGCAAAAGAAGTAGCAAGATACAATGAAGCATTTGTTTCCAAAGGTCGTGCTCTTGGAGAACTCGGTCATCCCGATGGTCCTACCGTCAATCTTGATCGTGTTTCTCATAAAATTGTTTCCCTTGAGCAAAAAGGAAGCAATTTCATTGGTAAGGCACAACTTCTTGAAACTCCAATGGGTAAGATTGCAAAATCTCTTATTGGTGAAGGAGTTATGCTCGGCGTTTCTTCTCGTGGTGTTGGTTCATTAAAGATGACCAATGAAGGTCATAAAATTGTTGGTGAAGATTTCATGCTTGCAACTGCAGCAGATATCGTTGCAGATCCTTCTGCTCCTGATGCTTTTGTTCAGGGAATTATGGAAGGTAAAGAGTGGGTTTGGGAAGGAGGAATTCTTCGTGAGCACCTCGCAACCAAAACTCAAAGAAGAATCAACACTTTAGTTGATCAAAAAAGATTAGATGAACATAAAGTTAATCTATTCCAAGATTTCTTAGCAAATCTTTAATTTATAAATAAATATAGATTATAACACAATCAAACAAATGTCCGTTGGTAGCAATTTACAAGAAATGGAAAACGTAGTAACCAAAGGCGCTGCTAAAGCTGAACCAATGCCAAAGTTGTCCACAGGAATTGCTCCTGGACAAACCGGATCTTGGGAAGACTTGGGTGGTCCCACAACAGATAACTATCGTCCCGATGACGATTCGGCAAAACTCAAGGATCCTGCCGCTACTCTTGCACAGGTAAAGGATGTAGTTAATGCTAAGGCTGCTAAGGCTGATGCAATGAAGAAAATGGCAGAAGAGTCTGAAGAGACCGAAGAGGACTTCATTGCTGAAGAGGAAGTTACCGAAGCTGCTGAAACCGAAGATGAAGGCAGCGAGGAAGATGATGCAGAAGATGCAAAAGAAGACAAAAAGAAAAAGTCTAAGAAAGAAGACGATTCTGAGAAGGAAGATGGAATGAAGGAAGAGTATGACATCGAAGAAGATGTCAATGCCCTTCTTGCTGGTGAGGAGCTTTCTGAGGAATTCCAAGAGAAAGCACGCACCATCTTTGAAACTGCAATCAAATCTAAAGTTGCAGAAATCAAAGAAGAATTACAAGCAGCATATGAAGTTGCACTTGTAGAAGAAGTTCAAGAAATCAAAGCAGAACTCGTAGAAAGAGTTGATGCTTATCTTGAGTATGCTGCTGATGAGTGGGTTTCTGAAAACGCACTCGCAATTGAGCACGGTCTTAAGACCGAGATGACCGAATCATTCCTTCAAGGAATGAAGGGTCTTTTTGAAGATCATTATGTAACAATCCCTGAAGAGAGATATGATGTAATCGAGAGTATGGTAGATAAACTTGATGAAATGGAGACAAAACTCAACGAGCAAATTGAAAAAAATGTTGCTCTGAATAGAAGATTAGCCGAGTCAGTTACCGATGTAATTTTTGCTGAGGTCTCTGAGGGTCTTGCACTTTCTCAGAAGGACAAACTCGCTTCTCTTGCCGAAAATGTTGAGTTTGATGGTGAAGATAACTATCGTGAGAAACTGGCAACTCTGAGGGAATCTTATTTCCCATCTAAAGCAGCTAGTGCTCAAAGAACAGTTTCTGAAAATCTTTCTGAAGAAGTTGATTACAGCGGCAACGTAGTTGTTGAGGGTGTAATGGGCAGATATCTTCAGACGCTTCAGAGAGTTTCAAAAAAGTGATTTTTAAATCATAAACAAATCAAACTAACAAACAACACTTTTTAAAGAGGAAAAACAAATGCAAATGTTCAATGCAGAACAATTGCAGGAGAAGTGGGCACCAATCCTTGACTATCAAGGAATGGAGACTATCAAAGATTCTCATCGTAGAATGGTCACCGCAGTTCTCCTGGAAAACCAAGAAAGAGCACTCCGCGAAGAGCGTGAGTTCCTTTCAGAGGCACCAATCACGAACTCAACTACCAGCAACTCTGGTACTGCTGGTTTCAGTGCTGCTAGCACTGGCGCTGCTCAAGGTTTCGATCCAGTTCTGATCTCATTGATCAGACGTTCAATGCCTAACTTGGTCGCTTATGACCTCGCAGGCGTTCAACCAATGAACGGTCCTACTGGACTCATCTTTGCAATGCGTTCACGCTATAAGACCCAGACTGGTACAGAAGCATTCTTCAACGAAGCAGATACAGCATTCTCTGGTCAGAGCGCAAGCTTCAACCAAACCAGCGGTGCAGTTAACTCTGCTGTTGGTCTTGGTACTACTGGTCAGCAAGGCACCAACCCAGGTCTCCTTAACCCACAAGGTTCACAAGCATACAACACCTACAGCGTAGGTGAAGGTATGAGAACAGACGAGGCTGAATTCCTCGGTGGTGACACTGGTGCATTCAACGAAATGGCATTCTCGATTGAGAAAGTCACCGTTACTGCAAAGTCACGTGCTCTGAAAGCTGAGTATTCACTCGAACTCGCACAAGACCTCAAGGCAATCCACGGTCTGAATGCTGAAGCGGAATTGGCAAACATTCTCTCAACCGAGATTCTTGCTGAAATCAACCGCGAAGTTATCAGAACCATCTATAAGGTTGCTGAGTCTGGTGCTCAAACCAACGTTGCTACCGCTGGTACTTTTGACCTTGACGTTGATTCCAACGGTCGTTGGTCAGTTGAGAAGTTCAAAGGTCTTATCTTCCAAATCGAGCGCGATGCTAACGCAATCGCACAAAGAACTCGTAGAGGGAAGGGTAACATGATCCTCTGCTCGGCAGACGTTGCTTCGGCACTCACCATGGCAGGTGTTCTTGATTACACCCCAGCTCTTAACGCCAACTTGAATGTTGATGACACTGGTAACACCTTTGCTGGTGTTCTCCAAGGTAAGTACCGCGTTTATATCGATCCATATGCAGCGAACGTTTCTTCGTCGCAGTATTATGTTGTCGGTTATAAGGGTTCTTCCCCTTATGATGCTGGTCTCTTCTACTGCCCATACGTTCCTCTTCAGATGGTTCGTGCAGTTGGAGAAAACACTTTCCAACCAAAAATTGGATTCAAGACCAGATACGGTCTCGTTGAGAACCCATTCTCACAAGGAACCACTGTTGGTTCAGGTGTTCTTACTGCTAATGCTAACCGCTATTACAGAAGAGTCCGTATTGAAAACCTCATGTGATCTCGATTCACATATCTTCTCAGACCTCCCGAAAGGGGGGTCTTTTTTTATCTAAATATTAAAAAATGTCGTTTGTAATATACGGAAAGCATTAAGATGGCAACAAACGCACTTGCTAATCAAATTGGTAACAGAAATTTTTTATCTCCTATTGGATTTAAATTTACTCTGGCAAGATATCCAAAAGTTTCATTTTTTACCAATTCTGCTAGAATTCCAGAATTAACTATGAGTGTGGCAATACAGCCAAACTATCTGAATGAAATTCCTGTCCCAGGATCAGCAATGACATTTGGTGATTTTAATCTAAGATTTCTTGTTGATGAAAATATGGAAAATTATATGACCATTCACAATTGGATTACTGCCCTTGGTGGATCAGGAAGTTTAAAAGAATATGGAGAGCTTCTTAAAAGTGGAGATGGGATAAGAGATACAAAAAAAGCATTTAGTGATGGATCACTTAGAGTTTTAAATAGCAATTATAAAGACGTTGCAGTTGTTAAATTTTCAGATCTTTGGCCAGTTTCACTTACTTCGCTTGAATTTACTGCAACTGATACTGATATCAACTATCTCACAGCAGAAGTCGTTTTCAAATACACAATCTATGATATACTTGATACACATAACAAACCACTTTATCCATTAACCACTGTATGAATCTTGATGACATTCAGGAGATGTGGCAGAGAGATTCTGTCATTGATCCTGACAACCTACACGATGAATCACTAAAAATTCCTCAATTACATTCCAAATATTATACCATCTATAATACAATTACTCTTCTTCGTGAGAAGGCACGAGAGACTTATAATAGAGTGCGTTTAGAACGTTATAATTACTACACAGGAAAGGCACCAGCAGAGGTTTATGTAGAAGAACCATTTCCGTATAAAGTAAGAGAGAAGGACGCCATAGAAAGGTATATGAGTGCCGATGAAAGACTTTCTAAAATTGATTTGAAGATAAGATATTATGACATTATGCTTAAGTTCTTAGAAGAAATTATTAAGACAGTTTCTAATCGGACTTATCAAATCAAAAATTCTATTGAATGGCATCGTTTCCAATCTGGATTTAATTGAGGCAGAAATGCCTCTTTTTTATTGGCAATAAATATTTGTATCGAAATGATATAAAATATGAGTCATTTGATTATATCAAAAAAGAACGAAGTATATTTGCATATCAAAGCAGAACCTCACGTTTATTACGAATTAGCAGATCAATTTACCTTTGAGGTTCCTAACGCAAAATTTAGTCCCCAGTATCGCAACAAATACTGGGACGGAAAAATTCGCCTATTCTCTACACAAACAGGTGAGGTTTATATTGGTCTCTTAGATAGAATTATCAAATTCTGTGAAGACCATGGATATACCTATGAATTTACAAATAATAAATTCTATGGGCTTCCATTTGAGATAAATGAGAACATCTCAAAGGAAGGTGTGAAAGATTATATGACCGCTATTAGTAAACACGCCCCACGCGACTACCAAGTTGAGGGAGTATACGACGCCTTGCGACATAATCGAAAGTTATTGATATCTCCAACTGCTTCTGGAAAGTCTCTAATGATATATTCTGTTGTGAGATATTATGTTGAAAAGCAGCAAAATATTCTGATAGTTGTTCCGACGACTTCCCTTGTAGAACAAATGTATAAAGATTTTGCAGATTATGGATGGGATGTTGGTTCATACTGTCACAAAATCTATGCGGGAAAGGAAAGAGAAACTAATTCCCAAGTCATTATTACTACTTGGCAAAGCATTTACAAATTGCCTAAGCAGTATTTTGCCAGATTTAATGTAGTCGTAGGAGATGAGGCACACCAGTTTAAATCCAAGTCATTAATATCTATAATGACAAAACTTTGTGATGCAAAATATCGTTTTGGATTCACCGGAACACTGGATGGAAGTCAAACTCATAAGTGGGTATTGGAAGGATTATTTGGACCTTCTTATAAGATTATCAATACAGATGAACTGATGAAGAAAGGTCATCTGGCTAAGTTAGATATCAAAATACTTCTATTGAAACACCCACCAAATCGATTTGAAGTATTTGAGGATGAAGTTCAATATATTATCAATCATTCTAAACGAAATAAATTTATTAAAAATCTTACTTTAGATTTAAAGGGAAATACTCTTGTTTTATTTTCAAGAGTGGAAGGTCACGGGCAACCTTTATACGATCTCATAAATAATGATAAGATTGATGATCGACACGTTTTCTTCGTCCATGGTGGCGTGGAAACTGAAGAACGAGAAAAAGTCAGAGAGATAACTGAAAAAGAAAACAACGCAATTATAGTGGCATCCTATGGGACTTTTTCTACCGGCATCAATATTCGCAATTTACATAATGTTGTGTTTGCGTCACCATCGAAATCGAGAATTAGAAATCTCCAATCTATCGGAAGAGTTCTCAGAAAAGGTGAGAACAAAGTAAAAGCCACTCTATATGATATTGCCGATGATATCAGTTATAAATCAAGAAAAAATTACACATTAAATCATCTCATTGAAAGAATTAAAATCTATAATGAAGAAAACTTTAATTATGATATTATAAACGTTACTCTTAAAGAATGATGGGAGAAGAGTATTACTGCGTCTTAAAATTGGTATCAGGGGAAGAAATCTTTTCATTAATTTCTGTTGATGAAAATGATGGAGATCCAATTATTGTGATGCAAAATCCAGTCATTATGAAAATGATACAGAACCATATGGGTAGTTGTGTTAAAATTAAACCCTGGATGGAAATCCCTAATGAAGATATCTTTGTAATTAAATTTGATAAAATTATTACAATGACAGAAGTTAATGATAATTCAATTATTTCCGTATATGAAAAATATATTAGATCCGAAGGTGAAAGTACAGTTGGATTAGACGCACCAGATAAAACTGGAAAGGTTCGTATATCTAATCAAATGGGATATGTATCTTCAGTAGAGGATGCTCGTAAGAAACTTGAAGAGTTATATAAAGGTATTAAAGAAAGCTAGATCTCATCTTTAACGGGGACAAACATAGTCTATACGGATTTACATAACTTGTCAAGCCCCCAATAAGGTGGTATAATGTTCTTAACGAATTTAATTAACAAAATGTTATGTCAAAAAAGAGATCCGAGCACTATGTCAATAACAAAGAGTTATTAGAGGCACTTATTGTTCATCGCACAAAAGTTGCTCACGCAAAAGAGAATGATCTACCCAAACCACGCATTAGCAACTATTTGGGAGAATGCTTTTTAAAGATTGCCACACACCTTTCATATAAACCCAACTTTGTGAATTATATGTTTAGGGATGATATGATCTCTGATGGCATTGAGAATTGCGTTCAGTACATTCATAATTTTGATCCCAATAAGAGCAGCAATCCCTTTGCATACTTTACCCAAATTATTCACTATGCATTTCTGAGACGTATTCAGAAAGAGAAGAAGCAACTTGAAATCAAAACCAAGATCATTGAACGCACTGGATTTGATGAGGTTATGACGATTGATGACAGCTTGCTTTCTGGCAGCAATTCGGACTATAATACGATGAAGGACGCCATTCAATACAGAAACAGCAACCGATGAAAGTCGCCATTATCACAGATACCCATTACGGTGCCCGCAAAGGTTCTAAGCATCTTCACGATCACTTTGAACTCTTTTATAAGAATGTTTTCTTTCCTGCCCTTGAAGAGCACGGGGTAGAAGCAGTCATTCATATGGGTGATGCTTTTGATAGTCGTAAGTCAATTGATTATCAAAGTCTGGAATGGGCAAAGAGAGTTGTATTTGAACCTCTTCGTAAGTATGAGGTTCATATGATCGTTGGAAATCACGATTGCTATTACAAAAATACCAATCACGTTAATTCTCCAGATCTACTCCTCAAGACTTATCCAAATATCAAAACCTATAGTTCTCCAACAAACACAAAAGTTGGTGGAATTGATATGACCTTCGTTCCTTGGATTTGTAGTGAGAACCACGAAGAAACGATGAATGTAATTAAGAAGTCCAAAGCAAAGATTGCAATGGGACACTTGGAACTTCAGGGTTTCCGTGTCAATCGCAATCTGGTGATGGAAGAGCACGGAATGGATGCAAATATCTTTAATAAATTTACCAAAGTATTTTCTGGACACTATCATACCCGTTCTGATAATGGTAAAATCTTTTATTTGGGAAATCCCTATGAGATGTATTGGAATGATGTGAATGATCCTCGTGGATTTCATATCTTTGATACGGAAACCCTCACTCATACACCAATCAATAATCCTTATAAATTATTCTACAACATCTATTATGATGACACTCCTTATCAGATGTTTGATGCCACAGAGTATGAAAGTAAAATTGTAAAGGTAATCGTTCGTAAAAAGTCAAATCCAAAATCTTTTGAAAAGTTCATTGATAAACTTTATACTGCTGGTATTCAAGAACTTAAGATTATTGAGAACTTTGAAATTCAGGAAAGTGAAGACTTTGAGATTGATGAGGAAGAGAATACAATTTCAATTCTAAATCGGTATATTGAGGAAGCAGAGGTTCAGTATGATAAGGGAATCATCAAAGGCATCATTCAAGATCTTTACAGACAAGCTTGCGAAGTAGAGTAATGTTTCTTCTCACTCTCAAAGAACACAAAGATGATGGGGCATATGCTGTTCAAGATCAGTATGGTGAGAAAGTCCTGTTTTTATTTGAGGAAGAGGATGATGCAACTCGTTATGCTCTGATGCTTGAGGAGCAAGAGGAGAAAGAGATGGATGTTGTAGAAGTGGATGATGAGCTTGCCATAAAGACCTGTAGGATGTATAATTACAAGTATGCAGTGATTACCCCTGACGACATCGTAATTCCACCTAAGAATGATAATTTTTAAAAAAATCCGCTGGAAAAACTTTCTCTCAACTGGTAACCAATTTACGGAGATTGACTTTCAAAAGAACCAAACCAACCTGATTGTTGGTACGAATGGTGCTGGTAAATCCACTGTGCTGGATGCCTTGACCTTTGTGCTGTTCAATCGTCCGTTTCGTAAAATTAATAAACCCCAGCTTCCTAATAGTACCAATGAAAAGGACTGTCTGGTAGAGATTGAATTTTCCGTCAATAATCGTGAGTATTTGGTTCGTCGTGGAATTAAACCAAATATTTTTGATATTGAGGTGAATGGGACACAACTGCATAAGGAAGCAGATGACCGTGCCAATCAAAAAATTCTAGAAGAGAATATTCTCAAGGTCAATTATAAGTCCTTTACCCAGATTGTGATTCTGGGTTCTAGCACCTTTGTGCCGTTTATGCAACTCACTACGGCACATCGTCGTGAGGTGATTGAAGACTTGCTGGATATTCGTATCTTCTCTTCAATGAATAATTTGATTAAAGATAAGATTCGTCAGCAGAAGGAACAGATTAAATCTTTAGATCTTAAGAAAGAATCTCTGAAAGATAAAGTTCAGATGCAGAAGAACTTTATTGAGCAATTGGAAAGTCGTGGCAAAGATAATATTAATGCTAACAAGCAAAAGATTACTAATTTGATTGCTGAAGTTGATGCTTATATGCTTCAAAATTCAACTACCGAAGAAAGTATCTTTGGATATGTTAAAGAGCAGGAAGAGGTTACTGGTGCGACTGATAAACTGAAGAAGTTGGGAAACCTGAAAGGTAAAATCTCTCAAAAAGTATCTACCATTACCAAAGAGCACAAGTTCTTCACAGAAAATACGGTTTGTCCTACCTGTACTCAAACAATTGAAGAAGAGTTTCGGTTAAATAGAATTACCGACGCTCAAAATAGTGCAAAGGAGCTTCAACAAGGTTATAAAGACCTTGAAGATACCATAAAACTTGAAGAGGAGAGAGAGCGTCAATTTATTGCTCTATCTAAGGAGATTACGAAACTCAACAATGACATTTCTCAAAACAATACTCGGATTTCCCTCAACCAACGACAGGTTAGGGATTTGGAAAGTGAAATTCAAACACTTACCGAACAACTTGAAAATAAAAATACTGAGCACGAAAAGTTAGAAGAGTTTCAAACCAGTCTTCAAAAAATATTTGAAGATTTGGGAACCAAAAAAGAAGAGATCGTTCATTATGATTTTGTATATTCTCTTCTCAAAGATGATGGTGTAAAAACTAAAATTATCAAAAAATATCTTCCTTTCATCAATCAACAGGTGAATCGTTATTTGCAGATGATGGATTTTTACATTAATTTCCATCTGGATGAAGAATTCAATGAGAGCATCAAGTCGCCTATTCACGAGAACTTCTCTTATAGTTCTTTTAGTGAAGGTGAGAAAATGAGAGTTGATTTATCTCTTCTCTTTACTTGGAGAGAAGTTGCAAGAGTAAAGAACTCTGTGAATACAAATCTTTTAATTATGGATGAGGTTTTTGATTCATCTCTGGATGGATTTGGAACCGATGAGTTTCTTAAGATTATTCGTTATGTCATTAAGGATGCTAATATATTTGTGATTTCTCATAAGACTGGACTTGAAGACAAATTCCAAAGTGTCACAAGGTTTGATAAGAAGGGAGGATTCTCATATAAAATAGAATCATAAGCACAAGACCGATGAAAGTTCCAAACTGGCAACACCATTCCAAGAAGGAGCAGAAGCGGACACTGAAACCGCAGGCACTCCGACAAGCAAAGGCACGACTTAAGGCATTCAAGAAAAAGCACTCTGAAAAGAGTGCTTCTTTTTTATAAATAATTGAAAAGTAGTTTTAAGATGAACTCACAAGATATTCGTGCCCTTCAAGAAGCTTATAATCGGGTTTATGAACTTGATGAAGCAGAAGGTTCTTATGGACAAACTCCAAAAGCACAACAAAAAATGGGTGACCTTGCTAATAAAAGAAGGAACACACCTGCAAGTGAATATAGTGAAAGAGGTGAAAAAAAGAAAAAAGTAGATGCTGCTTCAAGACATTTCAACAGAATGGGTAATCCTGATGCAGGAGATAGGAGTAAGAAATCCACCAAACCTGATTGGGGTTCTGGTAAAAGAAAAGGAATGACTCAAAGTGATAGAGACCATTCAAGAGGTGAGGCAGAGTACGGACATACTGGATATGACCCAGATTGGAATGGTCCTGCAAGTGGTCCTGGTGGAAAACCAAAAGGTAAGAAACTAGAAAGACAAAAAAAGACTGGTGTAAGTGCTGAAAGTTTTGATCTCTACGACATCATCCTCTCACACCTCCTTGATGAAGGTTATGCTGATACTGAACAAGCAGCAGAAGCAATTATGGTGAATATGAGTGAGGATTGGAAAGAGAGTATTGTTGAGGGTATTGCTGATAGAGCTGCTAATGCAGTTGGGCATCAAAGAGCAGGCACTCTTGGTGATGATGATGAAATTAGAAAAAATCAAGATGCTACATCTGCATCTATTGGTAAAATGAAAAGAGGTTCTGGAGCAAAAGTTACTCCTACTCTACCCGGAGTTTGAGACCACTTTCCAAACTGTCCATCGGGGGGTTGTAAGACCTCCTTTTTTTGTATAATAGGGTCATCTGAAAACCACTAATGCCCGTCAATCACGAAATCAAGTCCCAACTCGCAAAGCTTCTTGCCACCGAAGACCTTGTGGTTGAGCACAAGAAAGTAGAGACTGCCTGCTTTAATGTTCATACTCGTGTGCTGACTCTGCCGATGTGGGAGAAGGCAAGCAATACCATTTATGACCTTTTGGTGGGTCACGAAGTCGGTCACGCACTTTTCACACCCGATGAGGATTGGATTAAGGAACGCAAAATTCCTCCTCAGTTTGTGAATGTGACTGAAGATGCACGAGTTGAGAAGTTGATGAAGCGTAAGTATGCTGGTCTTGCCAAAACCTTTTATAGGGGATATGAAGAACTGAGTGATGATGATTTCTTTCAGTTGGGTGATGAAGATATTTCAACTTATAATCTTGCTGACCGAGCCAATCTTTATTTTAAAGTTGGTAATTTCCTCTCTCTTGATTTTACCGTAGAAGAGCAGAATATTATTAATCAAATTGGTGATGCCGAAACTTTTGATGAGGCACTGGATGCTGCTGAGGTTCTTTATGAGTATTGCAAGCAAAAGCAACAGGAAGAAACCAAAGTCAATCTAGATTCTCACGAAAATCAGCAGTCTGGTTCTGGAAGTAATTCTGCTTCTGACTTTAGTGACCAGCAGGAAGGTGAAAATCGGGCAGATACTGAACCCAGTGATGATGATTCAATCCAAAGTGGTGGTGAATCTGAAACTACACAAGGTGAGATGGGTGGCGAAACTTCCGAACCAGAAGTCAAGACCGTTGATAATTTGGAAGATGCACTCAAAGACCTTGTAAATCAAGATGGTTGGGAAAATACTTATGTTGAGATTCCTAAACTGAATGTGAAGCAGATTATTGTAAGTAATACTGAAATTCATAATCGTTGTAAGGAATCTTGGGAATCTTATTTTGATGATAGGATCTATGAACCTACCGAAATTTTTGGTGAAGCAGATAAGGAGTTCCGTGAGTTTAAACGTTCGGCACAGAAGGAAGTCAATTATCTGGTGAAAGAGTTTGAATGCCGTAAGGCAGCAGATAGCTATGCCCGTGCCACAACTGCTCGTACAGGCGTTCTGGACTGCACCAAGCTTCATACTTACAAATATAATGAAGACCTGTTCCGTAAGGTTACAACGCTCGCAAACGGCAAGAATCACGGTCTGGTGTTTGTTTTAGACTGGTCTGGTTCAATGAGTCGTGTGATGTTGGATACTGTAAAGCAACTCTTTAATCTCATCTGGTTCTGTAAGAAAGTGAATATTCCTTTTGAGGTTTATGCCTTCACCAATGATTATCCACTCTTTAAGTATGATGAGAACAACAAACCGATTATGCCCGAACCCTTGTATAAGAAGAAGGATGGTCTGATTCAGGTTCAAGAATACTTCTCTTTGATGAATATGCTTACCAGTAAGACAAATGGTAAGACACTGGAAGACCAAATGTTGAATATCTATCGTATTGCTCGCAGCTTTAGTGATCAACACTATTGCCGTTATGCCGTTCCAATTGGTTGGGGACTTTCGGGAACTCCTCTCAATGAGACTTTGATTGCTCTTCACGAAATTCTTCCTACTTTCCAGAAAGATAATAAACTGCAGAAAGTTCAGTGTGTGATACTCACTGATGGTGAAGCATCTCCTCTAAAGTATCATAAAGAGTTCAATCGTCGTTATGAGGATGGACCTTATCTTGGTGTGAATTCGATTGGTACAAATGGTTTCCTGCGTGATCGTAAGACTGGAAACACTTATAGTCTGGATGTAGAGTGGTATGGATTCACTGATGTTCTGCTTCGTAATCTTCGTGACAAATTTCCTACCGTCAATTTTATTGGTATGAGAATTTTGGAATCCCGTGATGCTAATAGCTTCATTCGTCGTTATACTGGATGGATTAGTGGTGATTATGAGAAGATTACTTCTTCTTGGAAGAAAGAAAAAACATTTTCCATCAAGAACTCTGGTTATCATACTTATTTTGGTCTCTCTGCCTCTGCTCTTGCAAATGATACAGAGTTTGAGGTTGCCGAAGATGCTACCAAGACTCAAATCAAATCTGCTTTTGTGAAGAGTTTGAAGAGTAAAAAAATGAACAAGAAAGTTCTGGGCGAGTTTGTAGAACTGGTTGCCTGACCACTTTCCAAACTGTCCATCAGGGGGTCTGGCACCCCCTTTTTGCTGTTATAATTACTTCAGTTAAACAAAACCACCTAACTACATTATGCCCCGCAAGATTTCTGTGACTGACGACCAATTGATTGCTGATCTCAAATCTCTGTTTGGTTCTGAATTGAGTGCTGGTGATATTCGTGGATACTGTGCATCCAAAAATCTTGCTTATCCCACAATCACCCGTCGTTTGGATCAATTCAAGACTTCTCGTGGTCGTTGGAACCTGGAAGTAACTCCTACCGTTGTTGGTAAAATGGAGCAAGCATATCAATCTCCTGCGGCTCTTCCTGCCGTAGAACAAAACCTTATTCCTGATAAAGATGATACCTTCGTCAAGTTTGGTAATTTTAACGACATTAAGAAAATTATTCAGTCCCGTATTTTCTATCCTGCGTTCATTACGGGTCTTTCGGGTAATGGTAAAACGTTCTGTGTGGAGCAAGTTTGTGCTCAACTGAAACGAGAATTGATTCGTGTAAATATTACAGTAGAGACTGACGAAGATGATCTCATCGGTGGTTTCCGTCTGGTTAATGGCGAAACTGTTTGGCACAACGGTCCCGTTATCGAAGCCCTTCAACGAGGTGCTGTACTGCTCCTTGACGAGATCGACCTCGCAAGTAATAAAATTCTCTGTCTTCAATCCATCCTGGAAGGGAAGGGAGTTTTCCTCAAAAAAATTGGAACATTCATTAAACCAACAAACGGGTTCAACGTCATCGCAACTGCCAATACTAAAGGCAAAGGTTCAGACGATGGTAGGTTTATTGGAACTAATGTGCTCAACGAAGCCTTCCTAGAACGTTTCCCTGTGACCTTTGAGCAGTCTTATCCTGCTCCTGCAACCGAGCAGAAGATCCTGGAAGGCGTTGCTCTGGACTTGGGTGTGGAAGACCGTGACTTCTGCAAACGTCTTGTGGATTGGGCAGACATCATTCGTAAGACCTTCTACGATGGTGGTATTGAGGAAATCATCAGCACCCGCCGACTGGTTCATATTGTTCGTGCCTATAGTATCTTTGAAGATAAGGCAAAAGCAATCCAAGTTTGCGTCAATCGCTTTGATGATGAAACCAAAACTGCCTTCTTGGAACTTTATGATAAAGTAGATGCTGATTTTGAAATGCCAGTCTCATCATACAATATTAACCGCTCAAGTCTTGACGAAGAGAAAGCAAACTGATATAATTGGGGGAGGTTAATTATGACTTCCCCTTATTATGGATGATTATAATCAATTCACTATGTCTCTTAATAGTGAAACTGAACTAATTGAAATTAAAAAAACACCCGTGAATATGACAGAACAAACTAAAAATCATCTTTGGAAATATAACGAAGATAAAATCCTTAAAGAAGTTGAGGATTATGTAACTAGTACTTATCACGGACATTATTGTGGTGATCAAGATGGTTATGCCGACATTCAAACTATTGACCTGATGGCGGCAAAGAAACTTGCCGCAGGTTTCTGTCAAGCAAACATCTTGAAATATGGTTCCCGTTATGGCGATAAAGATGGTCGCAACAAACGTGACTTGATGAAAGTGATTCACTATGCTATGCTACTGCTCCACTTCGATGGTCATTATTCTCGCAAGGATAATGGTCTGTCCGAATTCCGCTGATTATGAAACTCAAACCCCAAATTATGAAACTTTCTGACAACTCCCTGACTATTCTCAAGAACTTTGCTGGAATTAATAATTCTATTCTGGTGAAGCAAGGTAATAAACTCCGCACTATTTCTGTGGCAAAGAACATTCTTGCCGAAGCAGATATTACAGAAGAGTTTCCTCGCAACTTTGCGATTTATGATCTGAATCAATTTCTGAATGGTCTGAGTCTTCACCAAGACCCTGAACTTGATTTCACGAATGATTCTTACATCACAATTCGTGAAGGCAAGCGCCGGGTCAAGTATTTCTATGCAGACCCTAATGTAATCATCTCTCCTCCTGAAAAAGAAATCAAACTCCCTTCACAAGACGTTTGTTTCCAACTCGAACACGCATCACTGGAGAAGCTTCTCAAAGCAGCAGCAGTATATCAACTCCCTGATCTTTCGGCAGTTGGTGAAGCAGGTGTTGTGAAACTGGTTGTTCGTGATAAGAAGAACGATACTTCCAACGAATATTCTATCGTGGTTGGCGAGACTGATAAAGAGTTCACCTTCAACTTCAAGGTTGAGAACATCAAGATCATTCCTGGTGCTTATGATGTCGTTGTGTCGGAAAAACTTTTGTCACAATTCAGTAATACCAAGTACAATCTGCAGTATTATGTTGCTTTGGAGCCTGACTCAACATTCGGATGATGGAATTTCTTCTCTATTTGACTCCTGTTGGGCAACAAATCATTGACAGTATTAAACAGAGAAATTACAATGTTATGCAAAATGCACCCATTTGTCGCAATAGGCAACTTATGGGTGTTTTGCAATCTCCTAATTTTGTAATTTGTTTGAATAATATTAAGAATGGTGTAAGTCCAGTTAATTATTATGTAAATGAGACAGTTTATCACGAAGCAGTTCATGTAGCACAAGCTTGTAAAAACAACAAATTAGGAATAGATGTTTCTCTAAATTCTTACAAAATGAATGATGTTGTTAATTCTGTAAAAGTTGGTGGTTCTTATCCTGTATATGAATCAGAAGCATACTTTTTAGAAGACAAACCCGAACAAGTTCTTTATTATTTGAAAAAGTTCTGTTTTTAATTATGAATATCTTCGTAACAAACGAATTTCCTGCTGAATCTGCAATTTGTCTTCCCGACAAACATATCGTCAAGATGCCCCTAGAATGCTGTCAGATGCTTTCTATCGTGGCATCCAAGTGGTATCATAACTACGGCACTCTTCCCAAGGCAGATGGTACATCCTATGCAACTGAGAAGGGTGCCTTTCGTAATCATCCCTGCACCAAGTGGGCAGCAGAATCAATTCATAATGCCTATTGGTTGATTAAGCACGGGATGAATCTATGTGATGAGTATGCAGTGCGTTATGGTAAGATCCATTCGTGCTATAATACTCTTGTGTCTGCTTACTATCTTTTCCCTAAAGGAAAGATTACTGAGGTGACAGAGTTCGTTCGTGCTATGCCCGACGAATACAAACTTGATGAAAGCATTGATACATTCACTGCATACAAAATGTATATTGCTTCCAAACCTTGGGTTGCGGACAACTATCTCCGTATGCCTTCTCGCAAACCTGATTGGATTTGATTATGAGCTCTGACTTTATTTGGGTGGAAAAGTATCGCCCAAAAACTATTGAAGATTGTATTCTTCCTGATAATATCAAGAAGACATTTAGTGATTTTCTAAATAGGGGTGAAATTCCAAATATGTTACTTGCTGGTCCGCCAGGAGTTGGTAAGACTACAGTAGCAAAAGCACTATGCAATGAATTGGGAGTAGATTTTTATGTCATTAACGGATCCGACGAAGGTAGATTCCTCGATACTGTCAGAAACAATGCGAAGAACTTCGCTTCGACCGTCTCACTTTCGTCAGATGCTAAACACAAAGTCGTCATCATTGATGAGGCAGATAACACAGGAAACGACGTTCAACTCTTACTACGGGCGTTTATTGAGGAGTTTGCTGGCAACTGCCGATTCATCTTCACCTGTAACTACAAAAACAAAATCATTGAACCCCTCCACTCCCGATGTGCTGTGGTCGAGTTCGGTATCAACGGAAAAGACAAACCAAAAATTGCCGCAAGATTCTTTAAGCGAGTATGCGAAATCTTGGTTAAAGAGAACATTAGATTCGATGAAAAAGTAATTGTTGAACTAGTTAATAAACATTTTCCCGATTGGAGAAGGGTTCTTAATGAGTGTCAGAGATATTCTGTTGGTGGTGAGATAGATAGTGGGATTCTTGCGTCTTTTTCTGACGTTGCTGTAAATGATCTCATCACTCATCTCAAAGATAAGAATTTTCCTGAAGTCCGAAAGTGGGTGGTCGCCAACTTGGACAACGATTCTTCTGTCATTCTTCGCAGGATTTATGACGCCTGTTATACTTGTCTTTCACCCCAAACTATCCCTGCTGCCATTCTTATTATTGCTAAGTACCAATACCAAATTGCGTTCGTGGCTGACCAGGAAATTAATCTTCTAGCGGCACTAACTGAAATTATGTGTGAGTGTGAGTTCCAATGAGACCCGAAACTAGAGAAGCAATGGAAATGCTTTTTGCTGCTAAGTGGAATCTTCCAAAGGCGGCACAGCACTGTAATCTTACCCATAAGGAGTGTAAGATTGTGTTTAATGAATATTGTAATTTTCACCCCAAAACTTATGAAGTCCCTGAAAACACCCCTTAGATATCCTGGCGGCAAGTCCCGTGCTTGCGTCAAGATGGACCCATATTTTCCAGACCTACGAAACTATGATGAGTTTCGGGAACCATTTCTTGGTGGTGGAAGTGTTTCCATTCATATTACAAAGAAGTATCCAAACTTGGATATTTGGGTGAATGACCTTTATGAACCTCTTGTTAATTTCTGGCAGCAACTCCAGATGTTTGGTCCAGATATTAAAGATAAACTTACCGAACTTAAACTGGCAAATAATACACCAGAACTAGCAAAAGATCTTTTTCTTAAAGCAAAGGAGCAAGTAAATGATAAAGATGTGTCAAATATCAATCGCGCTGTGGCTTTCTATATTGTCAATAAGTGTTCTTTCAGTGGTCTCACAGAGAGTTCTTCGTTTTCAGCACAGGCAAGTAATTCTAACTTCTCCCTACGTGGGATTGAAAAACTACCCGAGTATTCCAAACTTATTGAGAAGTGGCGTATAACTAATTATTCATATGATTATCTGATGGATGGAAATAAAGGCGCGTTTATGTATCTCGATCCTCCTTATGATATTAAGGATAATCTCTATGGGCGCAAAGGATCAATGCACAAAGGATTTGATCACGATAAGTTTGTTGCTGATTGCGATGCCAATGATATGGATCAGTTGGTGAGTTATAATTCTGATCAACTTGTAAAGGATAGATTTAAGAACTGGAATGCTGCTGAGTTTGACCTAACTTATACAATGCGTTCAGTGGGTGAATATATGCGTGAGCAAAAACAACGTAAAGAACTCTTGCTTTTTAATTATGGAATTGAAGGACTGGTTAAACTCGATCAATCAGACGAAGAAGAATCTGATTGATGAAGATCCTTCACTTGAGAAGGATTATGCCCCATACATTATCAATCGTTGTTTCTCTGGACACATTGATTGCTTGATGTATTCAAATGAAATGAACAAGTATCATTTCCTCCCAAAGAAGATGCAGTATGACTTTTTTATAAATAGTCTGAGAGTTAAAAAGAGATTTTCTCCTTGGCTCCGTAAAGATACGATCAAAGATCTTGATTATGTGAAACGTTACTATGGTTATAGTAATGAGAAAGCAAAACAGGCTTTGAGGATTCTTAC